GATTCAAGTTCCGCAGGGAAGTTCCGCAGGCTTGCGGAACTTGCGGAACTTGGAAGTTCCGCAGCAAGTTCCGCACAGTGCGATCGCGTATCGACGTTGCGTTTCATGCCTGGGCCTCCGGGTCGTTCAGCACCCAGATTTCCGGATTCTCGACGGGCAGAACCGCGTTGTTGGTCTCCGATTGGAAGTGCGTCGGCAGCAGCGGGACGAGGGTGCGGGTGATTTCGCCGGTCTCGGGATCGACCGTCTCGCCGTCCGTCCCGAAGAGCATGTCCTGCACCAGGAGGTAGCCCTTGGTGGATTTACTGACGGGAATACCGAGCTGGGGCGCGTCGCGAAGGAACTTGATGTAGCCCTTGTTGGCGAGGACGTTGATGCGGCGGGCGATGGTGTCGTCACCGCCCAGCCCGTGCGTGTTCTCGAACTGCGCGGCGAAGGCGCTGCCGGTGAAGACCTTCCCCTCGCGAGCCTCGTTGGCGATGATTTGCAGGATGACGTCGTGGCGCCGGCTCCGCTCGGCATCGAGCTTGCCGCCGATGTCCTTCCGAACCAGGCGCTCGCCCGTTCGATCAAGCTCCACCCAGGCGCCACCACGTTTGTCGACCAGCATCGGCTCGAGGCCCGGCCCGTTGCGCAGTTCGACGTGCAGCTCGCGTTCGGTCTGCTCCTCGTCGGGGCGGAACAGGATGGCGCCCGAGGTGTAGTAGCCGCGCAGCGCGCTGGCGCCGGAAAGCGACAGGAAGGGATCGTCCTTCACCTGCTGCTTGCTGAGCTTCTTCGTGTGATGCGCGAGGATGATGCCGGCCTCGGGGGCGACCTGGTCGCGCAACGCTTCCACGCGGCTCTGCAGGAAGAACATCATCGCGCCGTTGTCATTCTCACCTTCGCCAGCGGGCCCGCCATCGAAGAGGTTCCGGATCGGATCGATGCAGATGATGTCGGGCGGCGCATCGGGGAATGCGGCGCGGATGGCCGCGGCGACCAGCGGCACGCCCGGGTCATCGAGCAGCATGCGCAGCTTCGGCGTGACGACCAGCGTGTCGCGGGCGCGCGCCACGACGCCGGGATTGAGGCGCAACTGCTGCAGGCGCTCGCGCAGGTAGTGGTACTGGATCTCGGCCTGGAGATAGAACACGCGCAGCGGGCGCGGGGCCGTAAAGCGCAGGAACGGCGCACCGGCGGCGGCGTGCACCAGCAGGTTGATCAGGAAGTCGGATTTGCCGACCTTCGGCGCACCGCCCAGCACCAGCATCCCACCCGGGGTAAGCAGGCGCGGCCCGATCAGGTCGTCCGGCATGGGCGAGGTGTCGTCGAGCAGCGCACCCAGGGTGTGCGCGGGGACGCCGGCCGGTGGTGCGTCACCGGCGCGGAGCAGGGCAGGCCCGTTCCGGTCGACATGCAGCGCCCAGAGGGCATCGGCCTCCGCCTTGAGGCGCTCCAGCGGCCAGGCCGGGCGGAGGCAGGCGGCGTTGTATTGGCAGATCGCCTCCCAGCCTTGCTCGGGCGTGAGGCGGCCCTCATGCACCTGGCGGATGAAGTGACCGATGGCGGCGCTCGCCCCCTGGAATCGGGTCCAGCCATCCTGGGCGCCCTCGCGAACCGGGGTGGTGAGGATGGCGTCGAGCCCCGGCCGGTCGCCATGCAGGGTGGGCTGTGCCTGCTCCTGGCCCGGCAGGAACGGCATGGCTGCCACGGCTTCAGCGAAGTCGGCCAGCTCGACCTCGTGGCGCGGATCGTGGCTGCGGATCGCCACGACGCGTTCGGCGCCGTGCTTGCGATAGACGGTGCCGGGGACACGAATGGGCTGGTGCGCGGAGCGGAAATGGGTGTCGCCGCCCACCTTGTCGGCGATCTGGCCGCGCAGCGCGCAGAGGCGCAGGACGTCAGTGCCTTCGGCTGGCTCCGTGAGCCGCCACCAGACATGCAGCTTGGCGGCGCCCTCGGCGGTGCGGCCGCCGCTCTCGACCAGCAGCGTGGGCACGCCAAGATGGTGGACGAGGTGCGCCAGCTTGGCGGCGATGTCGCCCGTGTCGAGATCGACCACCAGCGTCTGCATTTGCAGCACATGCTCGGCGCGGGCCTGACCATGCTCTGCGACGGTGCCGGGGATGACATAGACGGCGCTGCCTTCGCGCGCGGCCCAGGTGGCGTAGGTCGCCAGCAGCTCGGGTGCATTGGTGTCGGCGGAGATCCAGATGTTGTGCGGCTTGGTATCCAGCCCCTGGCCCTGGTCCACGAAACCGCGGATGGGGATCAGCCCTTCGCAATAGCCGAATACCACGTCGAGGAAGGTGGCTATGGCCACCGCGTCCACAACGGCTGGTCCGGCATGGGCATGCATCGACTGCCCAGCGCCGGGAAGTCGATCCAACTCGACATTCCCACTGGCGGGAATTTCGGTCGCGCCATCATCCACCAGCGGCGCCGCATCGTTGAAGTCGCCCCATGCGTTCATGCAGGCTGCGCCCAGCAGCGTTTGGCCCAAGGGCAGAAGCGGCACTCGAAATGGTCGGCGTGGGCGGCGATCCGCGGGAGCAGATCGCCGGCGTCGGTCGCGGCCAGGATGCGGACACCGCGGTCCGACATGCGCTGCGCCAGCTCCGCGTTGAACGGCACCAGCTCGTGGTGCAGCTCCGCCGTATCCTTATTGATGGCGGTGAAGAGGGCCGGATTGTCCGCCACGCCCGGGACGCTGGCATCCATGTAGGCCTGGTAGACCGCGATCTGCGCCGCGTAGATCGGCTTGCTGGCCGCCACGCCTTTGCTGGCGGTCTCGCGCCAGGACTTCGCGTTCATGGTCTTGCATTCCCACAGGGCGGGGAACGCCATGCCGGGGATCGCGGGGCCGCCAGCCAACACGCCATCCACGTGGCCGCGGATGCGACCGCCCGCAACCGAGAAGCCGAATTGCGGGGCGTCAGGCTGATCGCCGCGGCGGGTGAACAGTTCGAAGCCTGCGTCGCGGAGCCAGGCGACGGCCACATCCTCCAGCGCGTGCCCGATCCCGAAGATGCGCAGCAGCCGCCCATCAAAGTCCGCGCCCTCATCTTTCGGTGCCTTCACGAACTCGAATTGCAGCGCCCGTTCGCAGGCATGGCCGAGGCGCGAGCCACCCAGGTAGGTCCGTGGTGGCGCGGCCGCGTTGGTGGCGACCAGCGCCGCGTCGATGGCGGCGTTGACGTGCTCCGACGTCTGGCTGCGGCTGTTGAGATCGAGCATCAGAAGGGCGCATCCGCGGCGCTGAGCGGGCGGTAGCGGTCGGGCAACTGCTGCGCTGCGGCGTGCATGGCCTCCTGGAAGCCGCCGACGGCGACCTCAATCAGCGTCAGCACCTGCGGCTCGGTCAGATCGATCAGCCGCGTCTGCCAGCCAATCTCCCCCAAGCATTCGCCCAGCGGACGCATGGTGGCGCGGATGGCAGCCTGCTCCTGTTCAGTGAGGTCAACCACGGCAGGTGCGCTCCTCGCGGCAAGGGTGGTCCACAGCGTCTGGCAGGCCATGCTGCAGAAGGAGGTGGCGGGCCGTGGTGGCCGGCGCCGCGTGGGATCGAACCAGCCAAACCCGCGCGTGGCGCGGCGGCAGATGGCGCAAGGCGGGACGGGATTGCGCATGGCCGGTCATGCAGCCTGGCCCAGCGTCGCGGGCTGGGCGTTGCGCACCAGGCTGCGAATCATCTGCTTGTTGAACTTGAAGGTCAGCAGCGCCGATGCCTGGTAGCGGGTCAGGCCGAGATCGGCGCGTGCCTCGGGCGGCAGGTGCATCAGCTGCCGTTCAGTCGGCGGCTCGCGCAGCCAGCGCCGGCTCTTATGGGCGCTCTCGTCCGTCTCGTAGGCGTTCAGCCAGTCGTCCGCCGCGGCCAGCGCCACCAGCCTCTCGCCGATGGACAGCAGGCGCGGCCGCTCCTCCTTGGCGCCGCCGACTGCGTGCCAGGCCCCGTTCAGGAAGAAGATGCCCGCCCAGCCGTTGAACCCGTTGGCGAGCAGCGCCGCATCGTCACCGAACAGGTCGCACCACTGGAAGGCGGAGCGGCGGAGCAGATCGATCTCCGTCATGATGAAGTCGGCCAGCGGCGCCGCCTCGCGCCCGCGGGGCTCGAAGACGTGGCCGCAGATCGGGCATTCCATCACCGCGATCGGCACCTCGGCCTCGCAGGACGGGCAGGTCTTGGTCGGCGGCTCGCCCTCGCCGGGTTCGCTGTCGAGATCCACGTCCTGCTCCAGGCAGCCATGGATCTGCGAGGAGGTGCCGAAGTCGAGCACGATGCAGTCGCGCTTGACGATACCGGGATGCTCGGTGGGATCCACGGTGCGCAGCCCGCGGCCGACCATCTGGATCATCGTGCATTTGAAGGAGCTGGGCCGCAGCAGGATGACGCAGGAGGTGGGCGGATGATCCCAGCCCTCGGTCAGCACCGCGACGTTGACGACGATGCGTGCCTCGCCCTTCGCATAGGCCGCCAGGACAGAGCGGCGCTCGGCCTCGGGCATGTCCCCGATGACCATGACGGTGGGCACGCCAGCCGCGTTGAAGGCGGCGGCGACATGTTCGGCGTGGGCGACGGTGGAGCAGAACACCACGGTCTGGCGGCCGCCGGCCTTCTCCTGCCAGTGCTTTACCACCGCGTCAGTGACCGGCACCGTGTCCATCACGCGGGCGACCTCGCCCATGTCGAAGTCATCGCCGCTGCGGCGCACGGCCCGGAGCTCATCCTGCACGCCGACATCGATGATGAAGGTGCGGGGCGGCACCAGATGGCCGGAGGCGATCAGTTCGCCGAGGCGGATCTGGTCCGCGACGTTGGAGAAGACCTGGCGCAGCCCGATTTTGTCGCCGCGGTTCGGCGTGGCGGTGAGGCCATAGATCCGGCAGTCGGGATTCCGCTGGCGTGCCTGGTCGATAATGCGCTGATAGCTGTCGGCGACGGCGTGATGCGCCTCGTCGATCACCAGCAGGTCCAGCGCCGGCATGGCGCCGAGGTTGGCCTGGCGCGTCAGCGTCGGCACCATGGCGAAAGTGACCTGGCCTGCCCACGACTTCTGCCCGGCATCCACAACCGAGGTGGTGATGCCCGGATTCACGCGGCGGAACTTCGCCAGGTTCTGCGCCGTCAGCTCATCCCGATGTGCGAGGACCGCGGCCTTGGCACCGCTGCCATGGATGTGTTCGCCCACCGCGGCCGACAGCATGATGGTCTTGCCGGCGCCGGTCGGGGCGACGCCGAGGGTGTTGCCGTGAGTGTCGAGCGCACGAAGGCTGCGCTCGACGAAGAGCTTCTGGCGGGGGCGGAGCATCATGCTGGTGCGGCCCTCCCTCAGCGCGCCCA